CATTTGTCTACTGGCTGTTTGACCGCACACAGTGCAACGACTCGCGTAAGCGAGACAGTGGACGACCGAATTGCTGTCCTGTGACTTTGCCCCTGGATAGGATAAGCTGGGAGCAGGTGGCTTTTTGAGAAGGGGTGGCTGAGCTAGTAGGGACGCTAGTAGATCTGTATTGCTCGCAAAGCAGATCAGCATACTGGTGCCGACGACCTAGAAGGCTACTCATCTATCTTCGTTCGGAATTTAATTATTACTTAAGCAATTGAGCATGAGTTTTCAAACACAAATACAATCTACTGTCTCACCCCCCCTCTCGCAAGTCGTCCACACTGGCAGCGCTGCCGTTGTGGCAGACAATAAAAGTTTCCGCCATTATGGCGCAACTCTGGTCGCGCGCTCCCTCATCAAAGAATTGAAACAAACCAACCGAGTCGCGATCCAGTACCGGGTGGGTATGGGCGGCACAACGCGAGATGCCGCTCTTAAGTGGCAGAAAGGCGGCGTCGCGTCCACGCAACTGTTCAAGCCGAATGAGGTTTCCGCTGGCGTTGTTACTGCAATGGCGCGGAAATACTCTAACTTTACAGGACAGTTCAGCCACGCTGACCTGTCTGGCCCGATCTGCCGTCTAGCGCAGTGCATCGGGATCTACGCGTTGACAAAGAAGTTGTCATTTGCTGATCTCAAAGACGGGATGCCGACGAAAATAAGAACGCTGTCGGTACTTGATGACCCGGTTGCCGCGACCCCGCGCTCTGTGTTCGTACCCCGTGTCGTGTCAGACACTGTCGGGCCTGACGTGTTCAGCGCGCTAGTTGGCGCAGTTAATGCGACAGGGAGTACGGTGATCACGGACGTGTGCGACGTTGATGCCAACAACAATGCGCCGGTGATACGTGTGCCAAGCGACAGCCAGCTCGCGATCGGCTGTGTACACGCCTTACGCTTACTCTTCTCCATGTATGAGGAGAGCGATGCCGGCGCGATCGCTGCCGTTGCCTATTACGCTGGCATACACAAAGCGATCACAGTCGTGGGCCACACTGACGAGGGCGCGTACGTGCGCGACATGTGGCGGGCTGTGACATTCGGGCCACCTAGAGGCGGCGTGTACTGTTCGAGCCCTGAGTCGTTCGTCGGGTTGCCAATGCCCGATGTTACGAACTTTGATTCGTTCGTCGCACTCGCAGACGGGTCTGCACTACTGTCTGCCGGCCTGTCAGCGATCTCAGATCCACTGGTCACGTATAAAGGGAAGAGGTACCCAACAATTGTGGCCGCACAGGCGGCGCAACTGACAGACGGCAAAGGTGTTGCGTCTGATGCTGACTACTCGTTGGACTTGACTAGTCAGGTAGCGAGCGGAAGCAGTGTATTTTGCCGCAGATATGCCGTTAACCTTGCGCGCTCGCTCATGCTAAACGATGGAGGGGCAGATATCGCGTCTGTGGCAATGGAGTCCGGTTTCAACGAACTGTCGGGGCGGACCAACAGGCACTTGAAGTTGCCGGTTGCAGCCCCTTTCTACTGGGTTGAGCCGACGAGCCTCATCCATGACGTGCAGGTATATGACAGCCCTGCACAGGATAGTGGCTATGGGGCGTATGCCGGGACAGACAATCCCGCTACCCTGCCCTATTTTGAGGACCTAGAGGTGCGTAGGCAAGGCGCTAATGTTGAGCACTGGTTTGCGGGGTGGCGCACTGCTCGAACTTGCGGAGCTGTGCTATTGCACAGATACAATCCCCAGGACGGGCTCGGGGCACTTATAATACGCCAAGCATCCCAGACAGGGTTTGCACTGCGGGGCGGTATGTCAGAAGACATACTCGTAACCATGCGGCGTAACGCCCCGCTATCCGAATATCTGTGGGAGCGCGGCGATGCAGGACTTCCAGCTCCAGCCGAACTGGTGTACACTGGCAACTCCATCGCTTTCCTAGCGGTTCAACAGACCCTCGATCCGCTAAGCTACGACGTGGCTGACGCTAACCTAAAAGCTGGCATGGACCACGACGATATGGTGCATGTCAGTGTAGGACCGCCATCGTTCATGCAGATCAGCAACATCGGGTCCAGGACTGCAAAGGTGGTTAGGGCGCGAACTGCGGCTGCTGCATCACTGGCTGCGACTCGCCTTGGTGCTAGAAGGCGTATTGACGCGCTGACCGGCGGTGAGGACTTGGCGCTGTCTGGAGAGTCGCCCATCAACTGGAAAATTGCGACTGGTTTGGCTACTGTGTCAGGAGTTGAACAAGGCGCATCATTAGAGTTGCAGCAACGGGGCTCGTCGAAAGGGAGTCCGGCTGCAAGAGTGGTGCAGATGGCGGCGGACAAGTTCCACGCTGTCAAGCAACCACGGCGTCAGGAACTAACGCTAACCGTCGCAGGTGGCTCACAAGCCCCTGCAGGTAAGGCAGAGGTGGAGCAGGGCACTGAGCGTGGCATCGAAGTGCCAGCAGAAATCCAAGCGGGCGGGCCAAGTAGTGCTCCCCCCGCTGCGCAATGAGCGTAGCTGGCGATCGAGCGCGCGCAGCTGAACGCTGTGCAGCGCTTGGCAAACTGGGCACCGCACTGCGTCGTGTGGTGGACGGTGTGCCAGCAGGGTTCGCAAAGTGGGGGCTTGCTCGACAGTATGCGTATGTATATACGTTCCTGCCGCGCAAGCTATACATTGAAGCCGCTGCTGTATCATTGTTATATTGTGACGCAACAGTTCAGGTGCCTTACAACCATGGGCTGTGTATGTGGCTAGTAAGGAATGCGATACGGGATATTATCAAACCTGCGTACGCGAAAGATGTGCGAGGTTGGGTTGATGGACAGCTACCACCGGTAGACTGGGTGGCATTCAAGCGACACCCGGCTGCGGTATCAAAGTCGAACGTCTACTTCAGGGAGATGATGCGTTCAGCGGTATCGCGTTGTCCGGA